ACGAATACTATAAATACTATTATGATAAACACAATAAACAATAAAGTCTTTAGAAATGCTAACGAGGCATACGAATACTTACACGATCAGATACTACAGCATGGTGTAACATTCGGAGATACTAAAGCTCTGTTTAATGTAGGTTTCTACATGACAGATCCTAAGGATAGGAAAATAATAAACAAAGAACGCAAGTGGTCAGAGGAATATGCTGAAGCTGAATGGCAATGGTATTTATCAGGTGATCCTAAGGTTGAAACGCTAGGAGATATATACGGTAAAGTACCTGAGATATGGAAACGCATGGCTGATGAACACGGTAGGGTAAATTCTAATTATGGTTATCAATGGGAGCGGAACGGACAACTTGATTATATAGTAACAATGTTAACATATCAAAAAGATACTAGACAAGCTTGTATATCTATATATGATGGTAAGGAAATAGGCGATTATGCCAGCGACACACCATGTACTTATGCTATACAATTTACAATCGTCAATAACAGGCTCGATATGTGCGTTACGATGCGTTCTAACGACCTCTGGTACGGTTTTTGTAATGATCAATATCAATTCTCTAAACTGCAAGAGATGGTCTCTAAACGGCTTGAGATTGAGACTGGTGTATACTATCATTTCGCTCATAATATGCACTTATATAACAATAAAATATGAGTAAAGTCCCTCTCACTAATTATAGGCGAAATAGAATTATGAAAACAATTACATTAAATTTTAAAAATTGGAACAACGGAGCGTCAGGAGGTAGGCTAAGAAGAATCTATAAACGAATTTATATTAAGGGTTATATTTGGACTCCATTGGTTATAGTAACGTGGAGAATATTAGATAAAGAAACTAAAGAGAAAATATTTATTAATGAATTAAAAGAATTTATACAATGGTACTCTGATAAGAAAGACTGGTATGAAGGTTTAAATGCAGATAGTGGTATTATAATTACTGACTATCAAGAATTTAAACTAACAGAGTAAAAACCTTCTCACTAAATAAATAAAGATATGAATTTAACAGGAAAATGTAAAGTAGATTTTTGGAGATATTTGGCTAATGTTTTGAAGGTTAAATTTTCAGACAGACTAAAGTTTTTAAATGAAATAGATAATATAGATAGTTTTATAACTCCATCAATGCAATACGGAGTGTATGTAGACTTCTTTGATAGTGTGGATATTTATGTAACCGAAATACCAAATTGGGGAAATGGAGTTAAAAGTTTTAGAATAGGATTCCATATACTAAAGGGATGCGTAATAAATTCTTTGTTTTTAAGACCATCAGATGATTCTCCATTATTCAACGAATATGAATCCAGAACGCACGCAAGAATTGGAGCAATAGAAAAAGCAAACGAAATATATAATTTAAATAACAAAGAGAAAAGCCCTGCTCACTAATATAGGCGAATAGATTATGAAAATGAAAATAGAATACTTAGCGCCTTATTTGCCTTATGATTTGCAATGGAAAAGGTGTAATAAAGATAATCCTAAATCTGAATTGGTTTATAAAGTAGAAACTATGGTAGGACGTCATTTAGATGATAATTATTGCGATTACTCTACATACGAACCAATACTAAGACCTTTATCTGATTTATCAAAGCAATTAAAAGGGTTTGATGGCAATATGTTGGCTTGGAGTTTTTATAATTCGGAAAAAGATTGTTACCAAGCAATAATTAATGAAGAAATATCATTAGCTTTTTATAAATTATTATTACAATACCACTTTGATGTATTCGGATTAATACCAAAAGGATTAGCAATTGATATGAATAAGATTAACAAAGAGTAAAGTCCTTCTCACTAATATAGGCGAATAGATATGAAATATGAATACGCAATAGAAAAGTTTTACCCTTCAAATGCAACTGAAGAACAATTAAATATGATGGGTAATGATGGATGGCAAATGACAGGAGTTATTAAAATACAAGAAACTAATCTAATAACAGAAACTTATTGGTATTATTTTAAAAGAGAATTAAAAGAGTAAAGTCCTCTCAACTAATACAGGCGATAGATTATGGATATAGTGATAAAATCATACATAACAGTTCAAATATTATTAGTAATTTTATTTGCTATTGTTATCATAAAAGAGGGGAAGTATTTAAAAGAAAAAATTAAAAAGGATTTAGAAGATTCAGCCAACTTTTATAAAGAAATAAAGAAAATTTAAAATAAAGAGTAAAGACCCTCTCACTAAAATGGGCGAATAGAATTATGAAAGAACGTACTTACCAAACACCATTAGAAGATTTAAGAAAAGATGCTTTACAACATTATGAAGAGGCGGCAACTAAAATCCATTGTTTCCAAAGTGGAGTACCACAAGCGATTAATTTCTATTGGGATTATAGACAAATGACATTTTGGCAAAAGATTAAATTAATATTAAAATAAACAGAGTAAAGACCCTCTCACTAACAAGGGCGTAGAATTATGGAAGCATTTATAAACCAACAAAATTTAAAATTAACTTCAGAAATGAGTGGGTACACTATGACATATGCTCACCTCTGTAAGATGTTAGAAGATTACGCAAACAAAAGAGTTATTGAGGAGTTGGAATCAGCAGTCATTTTAATAAACCTATCTCGTGAGCTAACACCAACTGAAAGGATTGAAAGTATCTTATATGAAACTAAACTGAGAATTAAAGAACTAAAACAATAGATATGAATAAAAACATAGTTGTAATATGGCCGTAGAAAGAACATACAAAACAATTAAATGGATATTGAAAGACAATATCAAAAAGAATGTCAGAGCTTTGTGGACTTGGAAGGACGACAACTTTACCTGCATATATGAAAACTATGATGGAGATGATAGGATTTATACTAGCAGTCAATTACTTAAACTTTTAACAAAATGATGATATTTACATTACTTGGAATTATAGTAGCAATATTCTTTTTTATAATTATAATTATGACAATAATAGAAGGAAGAATAAAAAGAAGATCTAAAGAAAGATTACTTTGGAAAATGGATAAGGTAGAAACACTAACAGGAGGACTAGCACACGATAGAATTAATGAAAAAAAATAGAATACCAGGTTACTATATAGGAAGTCGGTATAAGATTGAAGCTCGCAAGGTCATAGAAGACTTTGGTTTATCTTACAACGTAGGAACGGCTGTTACTTACTTGCTGAGAGCTGAGAGAAAACACGCAAGTCCTATTGAGTGCATACAGAAAGCAATAAACCACTTAGAGTTTGAACTCGATAAACTAAAGAGATGACACTATATACTTGTAAATGTGGAAAGACTAGAGAACTATCTAAGGTTACAATAGTTTTTAGAGATGGAAATTGGGAAGCCAAGGAATCAGAGTGTGAATGTGGTCTTTATATGGATAGCGTACCTGTAGAAGGAATACCTACCTTACAGAGAACAGAGCCAAGCCTAAGTAAGAACAGAGATAAGCTATGGGCTGGAGCAAAAGAAAAGCTAGTAGGCGAAAGGGGAATCAATGAATCCTTTGATTAATGAAGTTTGTAATAAAGTGTGATAAAGATAAGCAAAACCTGATACACTATTTAAAGGAATTAGGCAATGACTATTTAGTAGATGTAAAGAAACAAAGAAACACAAGGAGCAATATGCAGAATAACTATTATTGGAGTTGTATAGTACAGACACTATCTAATGAACTAGGCTACTACCCAGACGAAATTCACGACCTTTTAAAATTAAAGTTCTCAAGTGAATGGAATAGCATAGAGGTAAACGATAGGACTGTAGGGCTACAAACAATTAAGAGTACAGCAAGAATGGATAGCAAAGCTTTTGAGATATATGCAGACCAAATAAGAATATGGGCAATGACTGACTTAGGTATCAGACTAATGCTACCAAATGAATACGAGTAATTTCTATTATATAATATGGAAACAGAACAAAAGAGGACACAGGAGGGTAAAAAGAAGCTACTAGCTGCACTAGAGATGTCATTAGGTATAGTAACTGAAGCTTGTGAAAAAGCAGACATTACAAGAAGCCGACACTATGCTTGGATGCAAAGTGATGAAGAATACAAGAAAGCCGTAGATGATATAGATAGTAAATTTATTGACTTTGCTGAAACAAGTCTTAAGAAACAAATAAAGGAAGGTAACACAACTGCTACTACTTTCTTCCTAAGAACTAGAGGACGTAAGAGAGGTTATAATGAGAAACAAGAAATAGACTTGACTTCAGGTGATGAACGTATCAAAATAAATATTAATCTTGGTGATTAAACCTGACCTATTAGAAATCAATCCACAATTTACACCTAAACAGAAAGAGTGTTTAAAGTATCTATTTGATGATAAGACTAAAGAGGTTTTATTTGGAGGTGCAGCTGGTGGTGGAAAGTCTTGGGTAGGATGTAGTTACTTAATTACTATGTGTCTTCAATATCCAAAGACTAGATACTTGATGGGAAGGTCAAAGCTAGATGCTTTAAAAAAGACTACATTAAATACATTCTTTGAAGTAT